TTGTTCAGATCAGACGGATAGGCAGTAGTGCCAGCCGCAATACGGGAAAGGTCGTACTCAATTACGATCTGCTTGACGAGACCGTCAGTGCTGAGAGCACGAGCTTTGTTGACAAAGTTTGACTTGTCATTCCAGTAATTGGCAAACTTGACCTGAAGGCCGTCTGCGTTAGTCCAAGGTTTAGCCATCTAATTTAATCTCCTATTAGAAGGTTACGACCGAGGGGTCGGACAGAACAGTAATCAGGTTTTCAGGGCGATAAATCTTTACACCGTAACGAGCGGTGGTTACGAATTCGTCACGCTGGAAGTCCTTGTTCCACTCGCCGTCCACCTTCGGCATCTGACGCCAAGCGCCGATCCAGGGAAGGATGTCCGAGTTAGCCGAGAAGAATAGGTTGGCTACCGAGCTGCCAGTTGACGCAACGCCACCAATGGTCTCAACGGCACCAGTTTGGTTCGCACCCGAGAGGGGAAGACGGTTGCTGGTGTACACGTCGAAGCCGTAGATGTTGCGGATAAACCGCATGTCACGACCTAGGCCGGTTTCAATGATACCTTGCCATTGTGGGTTGTTTGACACGTTGGTGATGTTGGTCAGAGTATTCAGAATGTACTCAACCGACGGGTCCACGATGGCAATGAGGTTGCTTTGTGGCACGTTAGCCTTCTTAAGACTATAAACGGCCTTGGCGAAGTCTTCCACGCCGAGGGTGCGCTTTGTCGACACGGTGGACGAACCAACCCAGCGGTGAGCAGCACCGTTGATGTTGTTCTGGTTGCCAGCGACTTGATAACCAGCGGGATTGCCGGTACGGGGCTGGCCTTCACGGAAGATGTCGTATTCAACACGCTCATCAATAGCCCGAGCCTGCTTAGGCACGAAGCTCGACACCAGTTCGTTCATATAGAACAGGTCTTGCTTAGCCTTCTGGGTGATGTAGGTCCCAGAGTGCAGGTAGTTATTGATGGTGAAGTTGAATTCGCCAGTATCCATCGCTTGGTACGTGACGGGCTGATCCTCGACGTAGTCGTGGGCGTCTAGAGTACCGATTGACGGGATGGTGAATTGGTTGCCGTCGTTGAATTCAGTGATCCAACGTACGAACTTCTTGGCCATCAGCTCGTCGGTTAGGACGTCTTTAAGCTGGCTGGACCAAATTTCCGACCGAATTAGGGCGTCGGTGTTAGCAGTAGTCATACCTGCCATGAGGTAGTTCTCCCTTGATCAACAAGGGAACACAAAGGTTAGGCTTTATAGGTCCCTGCTTGTGCTGCCTTGAAGATTGCATTCTGGACTGATGGGTCCCAGTACTTAGCGGGATTTTCTCGACGGATATTGTCGAAGTACTCCTTAGTACCGTAACCCTTTTCTGAGTTATCTGTCGCCTTCAGGGCCAGGGGGTTAACCTCAGTACGAGGTGCCTGGGCTGAAGGACGTGACTGAGTCTCAAGGCCGGTAGTATTGAAGAAAGCCTTTGGCGATTGAACAGCAATGTCCAGTAGCCATTGAACAGAAACACCAAGCTCAGCAGCCTTCGCGCGGACTACTTCGTTGGCCTTTTCTTCAGTACCGTAGACTTCGACTAGGCGGTTAGCAACTTGCTCTGCGTTGTTGCGACCTACCTTTTCTCGATCAGCGGCTTGAATTTCGTCACGGATTTTTTGAGCCAAATCTACTTCTAGGTTCGGTTCTCCGACAGGCTTGTTTTCCTTCGGGGAGGTATCGACCTCAGGGGTGGGCTCTGGTTTTGACTCGACGATCTGTCTAAACAGGTCCTCAGCTCCGACTCGCTTGCCTAGTTCTTCACGAAGGCCAGCGGTCTCTCCTTGCAGCTGAGCGATAAATTGGTCTTTATGCTGTAGCCGGGAAAGCAGCTCTTCGTAGCTTGGAGTCTTGCTCGGTTCTTGGTCAGGTTGAGCAGTTTGAGGTTGGTCGTCGAAAACGCCTGACATGTTGTCCATGTCCTTTCTTATTTTTCTTTGTCAGAAATATTTAGAAGCTCTACAATCTCACGGTAAGCTTCAATGCGACCGTTGAGGTGAGCTTGTTTATGGGACCAGCTAGGGCTGTCGTAATCAACAGCCTTCACTTTTTCTTCGCTGGTAATGCTATTATAGCATATTTCTTGGAGTCTGTCAAGTACTTTATGCGATCCCAAGACCATTTGTCGGAATTTGTCCTGCTCCGCCTTGTCCTTCAGGTGCTGGAACCATACTGCCTTCACTTGGCGCTCCTTGTTCAGCGACGCGTTGTTGGGCCGCTTGTACTAGCTGTTGAGTTTCGTAGCTTTCCATGATCCGAATATTCGGTTGGTACAGATGGTATTGTTCCAAGCCAAGCAGTTGCTGGGTTAATTCAGCAAGCTTCTTACCCGAAATGTGGACATTGACCGATGGGTCTTGACCAATTGGACTATTGGACAGCTGCGTTAGATTTTGAATGATATTGGCGTTCCGTTGGAAATGACGGGCACCAATTGGCCTGATTTTACCCCGAGCCGTAATGTCTGCCTTGGTTACTTTCGAGAACGAAACAGCACCAAAGTCATTGTCTACAACACGAACTGTGTCAGAAACAGACATGTTACGACGTGCCAGCTCAAGCATTGAGTTCAGAATTGGCTCAATGAACATTTCTTCGAGGTAGCTGGTCTTGTTCAGGAAGATACGGTTGGCCCCGCTCTCAAGAACTTGGACCTCGTAAGCTGTCTTTTCACCAGGAGTTCGGAAGCCCATCGCCTGCTTCGGGGCACCTGCCATTTCCTCCATCTTAGCTTCGTAGATGGCGATTTGGGTATCGGCGGAAAGCATGGTTGTATCTGGGGCTTGGAACTCAACGTCACCGTCGTCTCCGCAGTAGATACGCTCCCCAGGCCCATAGTCGAAGTCTTCAACAAAGCCCTTGACCTTCATAACCGGGTGAATGATCAAGTCGTACGCATCGTCCTTGGCATTCTCTAGGTGGTCGATGCGGTACTGCATCCCAACTAGGTTGTCCAGCGGACCCATGGCGTACAAGTTGTCTGGACGTAGACGCCAGCCACAATGGAAGATTTGGGGACGACCAAGCCAGTTGGGGTCTTGGATGTTACGGATAACGTACGAACGGTCGAGAACAGTAATGATCCGGTTCTTGTGGAGTTCACCAGTCTCGTAGTCGTAGATGTCTCCGTAGAAGTCTAGAAGTTCAACGTAGTCGCTGTTGAAGTAGTCCATGAAGCTGTCGAAACCGTCAACCATGAACGCAGAGTTCTTGTCGTAGTCTCGCTCAGACATGCCCCGGAACTGGTGTCGCTTGTCCATCGACTTCTTGAAGACTTCTTGAAGAAAGCCTGAGTCGGGATGGTCTTGGATTTCTGCCGCCAGAGAACCAACAGTCTTGAGGGACCGGATGATCTTGGGCGACTGGTCAAAGCTTGCAGCCGTCGGATTGAAAACAATGTCCAAGGGGCTAATGCGAACCATACGAGGTCCAACGTAACCCACGACTTGTTCTCCCGTAACGGGATCAATGGTCGACTCCGAAACGTACTCCGTCATTGAGAAGCAGTTACCGTAGTCAATCCAGTCATAGATCAGACGACTAGCTTCGGTCCAGAAGCCAGAACCACGAAGCTTATTGGCCATGTACGATTGGATCGTCTGGCGCTTCTCGATGGCTTCACTGTTTTCGTCGTCACCTTCCCACTCAATAGCGTCGTCATTGGGACGTAGAGCAGCCATGTAGTTGGCGTGCAGGTTGTCCCGAATTTGGCAAAGCTTGGGTAGGTGGACATTGTTCTTCCAAGGCAGGGCTTGGTTAGACGTAGTCGTAGTGTCTGTAGCAAAGACGTAGTCTCGGATTTCCCGAGTGGACTCAATCCACGAACGTCGGTGATTGTCCCATTCTGTCCATTGATTTGCGATCTGACAGGCAAGGGCGTCTTGCTCCATGAAGTCGCAGATGTTTAGGGTTCTATTCCCACTAGGCACGTGCTACTCCTCCGAAGCGGCTGTGTGTTACAATATTGTGTCCACGACGATCTCGGTTAGACCGAGCTGCGGGTGGTGAAGAGATTGAAATGGCGCTAGCCAAGGCGTCCGCACAGTCATCATGTGCTGGATGTTCAAGGATTAGCTCTTCTTCTAGGATTTCACAGTTACCGCCCTTGTAATGCCAGACGGACATGTTGTCGTATCGAGGTTCAAGGACAGCGGCAATACGTTCTTCCTTGGAACCTTCCTTGCGGCTGTGTGTTTGTTCAACAAGAGACAACATCAAACCGTTAGGTCGGAGATACATTTCCTTGAGTTCTTGGACGATCATCTTTTGGCCACTGGTTACTTCAACCCCCAAGCGACGAAAATCCCACTTCGTATGAAGTGAGAACACAAGATCGTAAATCTCGGAAATCTTCGACGTCTTCATGCGTTCGATGTCGAGGACGTAACAGTTGTTCTCATGGTCGATGCCAATGACAGCAATGGCTGTATAGTCAGATCGTTTAGTGGCGGTGTAACCAAAGTCAGCCGAAGCAAAGACGTTTAGGCGACGATCCTTGTACCACCACGAGTTCCCATCAAACTGTAGGAACTTCTTGTCGTAGTACTGGAACTTGTCCCGGCCAATTCTTAGCTCTCCAGGATCGTTCGGATCATTGTAGTACTGAGCTCGGAATTGCGTCCTGTCCAGGTATTGACCCCG